TTATTTTTCGTCGGGACCGTCCGGCTTGGCTGCCGTGAGCTGGCTCACGCCGATCAGGGCGCCGACGAACACGCCGACGGCGTTGATGGTAGTGACGAGCTCGCCGCAGTGCGGCAACCCCCATTGCGGGCCGACCGCTCCGACGAGCCATGCGACGGCCGGCAAAGCGATCAACGCGAGCCACTTGAGTATGTCGTATACCCTGCCCGGCAGCAGGTAATCGGATTGCGGGCTATTGGATTCATCCATTTTTCACCTCCTTAAACATTGCGGCAACCGTCTCCACAACGCTTAAAGTCGTGGAGACGGGAGTTTCAGCGCAGGTACTGTCCGGGATAGATAACGTATGGGCTGCGGATGCCATTGCGTGCGGCAGCCGACTGCCAGCCGGAGCCGTAGATGCTCCAAAGGCTTTCGCCGGAACGGACCACATGGCCTCCGACCACACTCGAAGCGGTGGACGCGGACGTGCCGCCATAGGTGACAATCTGTCCCGGATAAATCCTGTTGATGTCACCGCTCGGTACACGCCAGGCGGACACCGGCTGGAGTCCGGTCCTCGCGGCGATCGCACTCATGGTGTCGCCGGAACGGACCACGACGCTACGCGAACCTGTGGCGGCCATTCCGCCGGAACCTCCGCCGAGGCGACTGTTGACGATCTGCATGACCGCCGCGTAATTGCCACCCAACGCCTGCCTGCGGGCCGGATCGTTGCCGAAGTCGCCGCGGATGGTGCGCGTGGCCAAGGCGTTCAGGTCGACCGTCGGAGCGGTCGTGGGCTGAGGTTTCGGCTTGACGCTCGGCAGATCCGCCGCGCCCTTGTCGTCAGGGTTCGCGTACTTGCGCCATGCCGTGCGGTCGCCGCGGAACTTGTTCAGGTCGAGTCGTCCGGACCAGCCGCTGAGACTGCCGTTGGACGTGTACTGCCTCATCACCTCGCCGCGCGCTCCGATGTTCCACGGGGCGGTCTGGTAGCCGGTGACGAGGTTCGTCGCGTACTGGGCGATCCAGATGCCGCAGTTTAGTTCGGTCTCCATGCCGGCGACCTGCCAGTAGCCGGAGTCCATCGTGTAGATGATGGGGTTCACGCCCGTCAGTCGCTTGACCTCGCGGGCCCACCTGCGTGGCCACTGCTTGTCGCCCCAGGCGGCGTTGTCCTGCGCCTCCCAGTCGAGGATCAGGACGCTCTTGTGCACGTATCCGCGCACGTTGTCGACGAAGAACCGGGCTTCGGTCTCCGGGTTGCCGCCGCGCGCGTAATGGTAGACGCCGGTCTCCTTGCCGCTGTTGATGGCTCCGGCGAGCTGACGGTTAGCGTCGGTGTTGACGCCGTTGGACAGGCACCCGCCGTACACGCCGCCGGAACCCCATGTGGTGCCGACGATGACGAAATCTGCCGGCACGGTCGCGGTGTCGATGCCGCACTGCCAGTTCGAGATGTCGTATCCGTTCATGTCGGCCATCGCGGCCGGCGCGACAGCCATGGAGATGGCGACCGCGAGCGCGGTCAGTAGCTTGCGCCATTGTCGGCGTGGATTCATGCGCTTGTGTTTCGGCTTGCCTTTGTTGAGGATGTTCAATTCCTCTCCTTTCCTTTGTCCGTACCGTCCGCCTTGTACGGACGGTGTGGAAATCTTTTGAATCTTTCAATCTGTGTTCGCGATATGCGCGTCACGTATGTCTTGGATCATCGAGGTTCCGGTTCCATTGCCGCCCAGACCGTGGTAAGCGGCATATATTCGTTCCGCGCTTTGCTTCAACGGAATGCTCGCAACACCACCTGCATCGACCATCTGACGGTGCAGAGCCTCGAGTTTGCAGAACAACAGTTCCCTGACGCCCTCATGCAGTGGATCGTGACGTTGGTCGACCTTGCTCAGAATCCAGGTGACGAACACGCCGCTGCCTCCGCTGCCGATGATGGCGATAACGATTGCGACGATGGTTTCCTGGCTCATTGGGAATCCTTCCGAAAGGAAAATCCCACACGTGGCTACCGTTGGAAGCCGCGATAACCACGTGTGGGATTTTGGAGGTTGAAATGTTGTTGGGAACGTTTGTGAATGAGGTCTGGTGGCCCTCCTGCGGGAAGCTCCGCGAGTGCACGAGGGTGGGCTACGAGTCGGCCTACCGCTGCCACATCCAGCCGAAGTGGGGTGGTGTCGACATGGAGTCGATCACCGCGAACGACATCGAGGAGTGGCTCGGCTCGTTCAATCAGGCCGGCGCCGCGCGCAAGGCGTGGGCCGTGCTGCGGGCGATACTCCGACTCGCCTATCGCAAGGGAGTCACCGACAATGACGTGACACGTCGTGAAATCAGACTGCCGCACCTGCGGCGGTATGAGCCGCGCGTGCTCGACGCCAGACAGGTAAGACGGCTGCTCAAAGGCTTCTACGGTCACGCGTTGGAAGCCTGGTTATTGGTCTCCGTCTGCGCGGGACTGCGCCGATGCGAGTCCGTCGGCATTGAATGGGCCGACTTGGATTTACGCCGGGGAACCGTGACCGTCAAAAGGTCAGTGCAATGGGTCGCTGGACATGAAACGGTCACCGACCCGAAGACCGACCAGAGCCGACGGACGGTCGCACTACCACGGTTCGCAGTCAAACGGCTCGCGCAATTGCGCCACGGCAGAACCGGCAGGCTGGTCGGCGATCTGAACGCCAACCAGGTGGCAGCTCATTACACGTCATGGTGCCAACGCATGAAACTCCCCTGCGTGCCGCCAAGGAACCTCAGGCACACCTTCGGCACTCTGGCAATCGCTGCGGGAGCCGATATCTCAGTGGTCGCACGACAACTCGGTCACAGCGACATCAAGACAACCGCCCGCTACTATCTCCGCCCCGATTTGTCCGTGCTGAGAAGTCTGCAGCGGGCATGGGAAAGACTCATCATCGGAGCCGCGTAGCTTTCCGTAACCCTCACCAGATCGAACCAGAATTGGAACGTGAATTACCGTACCGCGCTGGTAGGCAAGCTGTTGATCGTCGCATTCCACGCAATCCGAGTCGGTAGCGACTGGAATGCGGCGAAAGAATGGGAGACATCCCCGCTTTTCACACTCCCAGCCGGTTTGGAGGCGGCTTTCGAGGTGCATTGCGCCGCAGTATCCAATTCGAGCATCGGATTGCATGGCGTCGAAGTGCAGGTGGCGCAGCACACCATCGCCTTGCGTTCCTCGGGAAAGATGACAGTAAGCGCAAACGGGGGATGGGTTGAAGGCTGTATCACGGTGCCACTTGTCTAGGAGAACGTCACTCCGCTAGGAATCGGCATGGAAAAACGCTGTATCAGGATGTTATCCCTGCCAACCCCGCCAAGTAACGTAATACTGCCATCTGGATTCCAATTCGCTTGCTTGTTGTAGTGCGGATCCGCAAGACTTGATCCAACACATCCCAGTCCAATTGTGGCCGATGGACGTATCCCTGACTGATATAACCAGACCCTATAGTTCGAGACTTCGACGGTTGATTTGAAAGAGCTCAAATCGACATACAGCATGTTGCCCTTGACGGTAATCGTGTTGGATCCACCATATAGGGCGCCAACAAACGATCCTGTGTCCTGAAACTTAAAGGTAGCAGTGAGGGCTACGGAAAGCTAGAAATCATGGGATTGGGAAACAAAGCGTGCCGACGCAATCCTGATTGCTGCCAACGTTTCCCATGTTCGCCACTCGGATAGTTCCATCAGCTCTGGCCGTGAGGCTTCGCGCCGTTTGCCCATTTGATACAAGGCAGACAGTCGACAATTCAACGATGGGACGATACCAGGACGCGAGCTTTACCGGACATTCAACAGCATCCCAACTGCCCGAACCGATTTTCCCACTGAACTTGATCAAAATCATCCTGCCGTTACGCATGATGATCCAATTGGAATCCTGGTACAGGGTTACGGAAAGCTATTCAGGCGAGAATGTAGGTCATCGTCCCGGAGAACGTGCCGCTGTTCTGCCCCGCGCCACAATTGACATAACAGAAATCGCCATTCGTTTCCAGAATGAAATCACGCTGGCTGCCACCATCACGCCCCGACCACGTGCCATGCGTGACGACCGCAGGCCTCCAACCCTCCGGAATTGTACCGAACTGTCCACTGCCCCACGAGTCAGGGCTCGCGCTTTTCCAGTTGATGCTAATCTGCGCGATCTTGCCAGACTTCACGCCGGTCACGGTGCCATACTGTGATTTAATCAAAGTCTGGGTTACGGAATCCCACAGTTGGCTCATCGGAGGCAACTGCTTGACAAGCATGACAGGAGTTCCAGCGGTGATGCCACTGATCGGGATACGGGCGATCGGAATCCATACGGTGCCGGAATTGTTCAGGATACTACCCGACGGTACCGTGGGGTCAGCCGCCGTGCCACTGGTGGCGGTGCCCTTCAGCACCGCGAGCGCGATCGTTTCGATGTTGTTCGAGTCTCGCGTGTATTTCACGCAGATCAGGTCGTTGCGGTTCCGTCCTGTGACTCCGCTTTCGATGGTGACGGTTTCCGCCGCGGTGACGCGTGCGTATCGTCCTTCGATCACAAGGTTGAGGACCGGGACGAGCGCCTTGTTTGCTGACTGCATGGTCACGGCGGGGAATTTGCCGTCGCCGCCTTGCAGCAGGTAGTTGCCGTTTCCGACCAGTCCGGCCTGCATGGCTCCTTGGTCGCTGGATGTGATGTGCGGAGCGCCGGCCTTGCCGGTGATGAGATTCATGGTCATGGTCATTCCTTCCTATCTGTTGTGTTGTTGAGGTATGCGGCGTAGGCGGCGTCCTGCGTGGCTGCCAGCGCTTTGAACGTCTGCCAGCATGCGGTACAGACGAGCGCGCCCTGTGCGACTCCGTCGACGGTGGTGTGGGTGATGTCGTGCCAGTCGCTGGAGGTGCGTGGGTCACCGTCGGCGAGGTATGCGGAGGCGTGGCATCGGTCGCAGGTGTATCTGGTGATGTTCGTGGTTCGTGCCATTGATGTTCCTTTCTCTTTCAGGCTGTGCGCTGGTAGATGTGTCCCGGAAGGATGGTGTTGCATTCCTTCCAAGTGCCGCCGTAGGTGGTTCCCGGATTTGTTGTGGCGGTGGTCCAGTAGAGGGAGCCGACCGGGTGGGCGGCGATGAACGCCTGGCTTGCGCTCATGCCCGTCTCGCCCTTGTCGCCCTTCGGGCCGACGAGGCTTGTGTTCGAGACTGGCTTGAACGTCACGTTTTTCCCGGTGGCTGTGATCTTTGCGTACATCAGGTTCTTGCCGCCGTTGGTCATGGCGAAGAAGTATTCGCCTACGACCGGGGCACGGTTGAAACTGAGTGTCTGCCAGTCAAAATCCGAGCATGCGGACGTCCAGTATCCGGATAGTATGCGTGTGATGATCAAGGCAGGCAACCCGGTCTCGCCGCGTTGGCCGGCCTCTCCTTTCGCTCCGGTGGCCCCGGTCGCGCCAGTGGCGCCGGCAGGGCCCTGCGGTCCTTGCACTCCCTGCTTGCCTTGCGGTCCGGTGTCGCCCTTGGGGCCTTTGACATTGCCAAGTAGAATCTTCGTCATGCGTGCTCCTTATTTTCCGTCGTTGATCGTGTAGTACAGGTCGCCAGTCGCCTGATCGTAGGAGACGGGAGCTTCTGACGCGGTGGCCGTGTCCGCGTATACGGCGTACAGGTCTCCGTTCGGATCGACCTGGAGCGTGAAGAATCCTGATGCGGGTGCCGTCACGCCGCTGGCGCCCTGCGGGCCGGACGGCCCCTGTGGACCCTGCAGTCCCTGAACGCCCTGCGCTCCTTGCTTGCCTTGCGGGCCGGTGGCCCCGGTATCGCCCTTGTCGCCTTTGGGGCCTTTGATGTTGCCGATCAATAGTCGCGCCATGTGTCACCTTTCCGGGATGTCCACATACAGGTTCCCGCTCTCGGAGTGCCAGACGAACGAGGGTGGGTTCGTGTTGTCCGGATAGTTCACGTACAGGTCGCCGTCGCCTTCCATGCTGAGCGTGAAGAAGCCGTTCGAGGGGGCGGATACGCCGCTGTCGCCCTTGTCACCCTTCTCCCCTTGCGGGCCCTGGATGCCTTGGGAACCTTGGATGCCTTGTCTGCCCTGGGGGCCGGTCGCTCCCTGTGGACCCGTGGGACCCTGCGGACCTGTGGAACCCGTCGGGCCTTGCGGTCCCGCCGCGCCGATCGCGCCGGCATCACCCTTATCGCCTTTCTCGCCGCGTATCCCCTGCAGTCCCTGCGGGCCTTCGGGACCGGCGACGCCTTGCGGCCCTCGCTCCCCGGTCGCTCCTTCCTCTCCCCGAGGACCGGTGGGTCCGGTCGCTCCGGTGGCCCCCTGTGGTCCTGTGTCGCCCTTGTCGCCCTTCTCCCCTTGCGGACCCTGGTCGCCTTTCGGAAGCCCCAAATTCAAGGTTTTGTCGCTGCCGGCGCCCGTGAGCGACGCGCTTGCCTGTGCGCCGGGGGCGAGCGTGTCCACCGAACCGATTTTCAGGCCGGTGATGTAGTCGCCTTTCGGCTGTTTACCCGACAATGCGTTGTTGAGCGAGTCGATGTCGTTTCTGGTCACGTCGGCGCTGAACGTCCAGGCGTCGAGTTTGAGGCCGGCTCCAGCGTAGTAGGCGTGGCCACCATCCCCGATGGAGGATTCTCCGCTGTTGCCGCCGGCGCTGGCGCCTCCGGATTCGTAGGTGACGGTGAGCACGCCTCCCGAAACCTTGACGATCTTCTTGGAGATCTCGGCAGTGACGACGAGGCCCGTGTTGTTGTCACGGCCCGTGACCAGGTCGCCGACGTCCGCGTCGATGCCGTCGGGAATGTCCACGTCGATGGTGCTGGTGTTCCGAAGTTCCTGGAATTTCTGCCTGCCCTTGTCCTCGAGCTCGTCGGCTTCGGCGTTGGACAACTCGTATGTGGCGGTGCGTTCGTCAAGGCCTTTGAGGGTCTGCGTGTGGCTGAACGTGCCGTTCGCGTCGGCGTACCAGTGGATGACGGTACGGTCCTTGAGTTCGCCCTTGCCCAGGCAGATGAGATGGTTGATCGGGTGCGCCGCCTGTTTGGCGGTGAAGTCGATGAGGTCCGAGTCGATGCTGTCGCCGATCGTGCGGACGGGCATGGCGCTCATGGCCACCTTGTCGCCGTCATTACGCAACCGGAGTTTGAGTCCGCTTGCCCTGAGCATCTTGACCAGACCGCTGTACAGGTCCACGTACCGGTCGAACTGGCAGGTGGTCTTGTGGCCGGCGCTTTCGTCGGTGACGGTGAACAGGCCTTGCAATCCCGCACGGCTGACGAGCGTGCGCATGATGACGGGAATCGTGCCGGACAGGGTGAGGTAATCGTTGTTCCTGTCCGGTTCGATGATCTTCGAAGCGAGCACTCCATGCCAGTCGCGGCCATGCCATGTAACGGTGGACAGGCCTCCGTCCACGTCGACATCCGTGTCGTCGATGATGCCGCCGTACTCGGTGCCGTCGATCATGATGCGGCTCCCCGCCTTGAGCGCGGCGTCTTCGACCTGCAGGTCGAAGTCGTTCTCCCCGCTGCCGAACGCGAGGTCGAGCGTGTATGAGGCGTGGCTCGCCACGGGTTTGCCTGTGGCGTCGGTGACGATCAGGTCCATGGCGGTTCGCTCCTTTCCTCGCAGACCGTCAAGTCGAATTGGAATCCTCCCGGCCAACTGACCGACTGTGTTCCGGGCGCGAGCGGTTGGAACACGTACCGGCCGGAATCCTTGCCCGACCCTCGCACGGCCTGCGCGAAGCAGTTTGTGGCGAGACCTGTGCCGCTGACCATGGTGACGGTCCTGACATCGCCGGTGCCGTCGATTTCCAGACGCGAGCCGGATGGCACGGTCACGTCGACCTCGTACCGGTTGTTTCCGATGATGACGTACGGGTTTGTGCACGGTCCGAATATCGTGAGCTTGACCGGCTGCGGGATGGACGTGTCGTTGACGATCTCCGCGCCCAATGCCATGCCGGCGAAATCATGCGGATAATCATGCGGATAGTCCAGGTCGGAGGTTCCGGAATCGTATCGCGGCGTGAAATGCGTCATGGTCGAACGACGCCACACGCCATCGGCCAGCACGATGGTCAACTGCGTCTCGACCATCGTGGGCGTGATGGACTGCGGCTCGCTTTTCGTGATCCACGCTTTGGCTTCCCATTCGCCGTCGGCCACGAGCGTGCCCGGGTTCCCGGATGCCATGTCGGCGTCCGCGAGGCGGCGCAGTAGGTCGAGCGTGGCTGGAGAATCGTGGATCTTCACGGTGACTGTCGCCTCGCGTGCCTTGCGGGTGATGCCCGTCATGCCACGTGAGGCGAGGCTGTAGTCCCAGACACGGGCTCGCAGTCCCGTGAGCGTCTCGCCGTACAGAGGCCCTTCGAAGCCGATTCGCTCACCTGTGGCGGCGGATGCGTATTCAAGCGATTGCACTTCTCACCTTCCTTGCGAAGTCGCGGTCCCCTATCGTCGGCGTGTACCTGGCGATGATCGATCCGAGGTCGTCGTGCAGCGATTCGACGGCCGCGATGAGTTCCCGCAGATCGCCGTCGCCGGCATTGGCGCCGGTGCCGGCCGTGACGTTCAGCCTGCCGGTCTTCGACCAGTCCGCGTCGGAGAGGCTCATCGTGGAGACGAGCGAATCCATGGAACGGCTGACCACATGCGCGGAATCGTCGATGCCCAATGCCATGCCACGTCCGATCATCACGCCGACCTCGTCGCGGAACACGCGCGACGGGGAATGGATGCCCAAAGCGTTCTTGGCCTTGTCCACCAAGCCCGACAACGCGTTGGTGATGCTGGAATACAACGAGCCGACCATTCCTGTGATGCCGTTGATCAATCCCTGGATGATGTTGCGTCCCGCGCTGACGAGCCAGCTTCCCGCGCCGGACACCGCGCTCCGGACGGTTCCGCCGATCCCGCTCACGACGCTCCCGACACGGCCGACCATGTTGCTTACGGTGCCAACGATGCCGCCCCAGACGTTCGACACAATGCTGCTGACGCCATTCCACAACGCGGCCCACACGCTTCGGATGGTCGAGCATGCGGCGGATACCACTCCGCTGACCATGCCGATGCCAGCGGAGACGACACCTTGGATGCCGCCCCACACTGCCGACACGATGCCCTGGATGGCCGACCACGCGGCGCTCCAGTTCCCGTTGACGACCGCGAGCGCCAGTTGGATGATGCCTTGGATGACGGTGAGTGCGGTGTTGATGATTGTGGTGACGATGGTCCATGCGCCTTGTACGACGGTGGATATGGTGTTCCAGAGTCCGTTCCAGATTGCGCTGATGATGGTGGCGGCGGTTTGGAAGATGGTTTGGATGGTCTGTATTCCGGCTTGCAGGAGTGGCGTGATGATGGCGATGAATGTTTGGATGCCGGTGATGATCGCGGTGAGTGCGATCATGATGATGGGGCCGATCGTGTTCCAGACGTTTTGGAGGATGGTGGTGATGAGTGTCCATCCGGTTTGCCAGATTTGCTGGATTTGGCTCATGGTCTGGGTGATGAATGTGGCGATGGCTTGCAGGATTGGCTGGCATGCGGTGCTGATCTGGTTCCAGATTCCCATGAACCATGTGGCGAAGCTGTTCCAGAGTCGTTTGCCGGTTTCGGTTTGGGTGAAGAACCATGTCAGCGCGGCGACGACCGCGCCGATGGCTACGACAAGCATGCCGATCGGATTCGCATCCAAGGCAGCGCTGAATGCCAGCTGCACGGCGGTAGCAGCCTTGGTCACCGCGCTCCACGCCGATTGGGCTGCCTTGACAATATTGAACGAGCCGGCGAGTTGCTTCAGTCCTCCAGCCGCGCTTCCCGCGTCGGAGATCTTGCCAATCAGGTCGAAAGCGGCCGTGGCGGTCTTCTCCACACCGGAGGCAGTCGCGGAAATGGCCTTCAACCCACTGGAAACCGTTTTCAGTCCGGCCGATACGATGTCCCAGCCCTTGACTGCGAGCAATGCGATGGTGATGGCTTTCAACGCGCCGGATACCAGTGCGCCGTTCTGCTGCGCCCACTGTCCGACCGACTGCAGCCAGCCTCCCACCGTCATGAGCACGCCGGTCAAAGTGTTCAACAGTCCGGCGAAGCTCTGCGCCGCGGAACTGGCGGTGCGCGCGCTGTCGTTGAAGCCGAAGGCCTGCGAGACCGCGGCCGCCAATCCGGAAACCAGCGAGCCCAAGCCGGAGATGACGCCGGTCAGGCTTTCAAGGAACGGCTGCAACGCGCCCGTCTCGATGAACGTGTTGACGAACGTCTTCGCCCACCCCGCCGCGTTCGACAACGCCTGCGCGACCGAAGCGACCACTCCCGCGAGCGCGCCGGCGGTTGTGGAGAACATTGTGGCGGCTTCGCCGCCATTGTTGAGTCCGCCTATGAGTGATGTGATTGCGTTCCAGAGGCCAGTGAGTTGGCTTTTGAGGCTGGCCGTCGCAGAGGCGAGCATCTGGAAGCCGGGGATGTTGGAGATCGTGTCGCCAAGGTTTTTGAGTTTCGCCTGTGTGTCGGGTATCGCGTTCTCGAGACCTTGTTGGAGTGCCGCGCCGACTTTTTGCAGGGTTGGTGTGACGGCCGCGGTGAATGTGTCGATGAGTGGGATGGCTTGGTTGAACAGGCCGCGTAAGCCGTCGAGGACTGGCGTGGCGGCTGTTTCTCCGAGTCGGCTCAACGCGGCTTTCACGTTGGCCAGGGCTCCTGTGAATGTGGTGCCTGCGGATAGTGCGGCCCCGCCTAGGCCTTCCTGCATGGCGTCGGCGAAGGTTTGGAAGTCGATTTTGCCGTCCGAGACCATGTCGGACACTTCGGCGCTGGTCTTGTTCAGATGCTTGCCGAGCATTTGGAGGACTGGGATGCCGCTCGACATGAGCTGGAGCATGTCGTCGCCCTGGAGTTTGCCTCGGGCGGCGACGGAACCGAAGATCATGCCGATGTCGGTGAGGCTTCTGCCGCTGATCTGCGCGGTGTCGGCCACGGTCTTGAGAACCTTGGTCAGGTCCCCGCCCTCCTTGATGCCGGAAGCGGACAGGCTTGCCGCGACGGTCGCGGCGTCACCCAATCCGAACGCGGTGCCCTTGACGGAGGCGAGCGCGTCGTTCATGATTTCGGTGACGCTCGCGCTGTCGTGGCCGAGGCCTTTGAGCTTGGCTTGCGCGTTCTCGATGTTGAGGGCGCGGGTGAAGCCGCCTTTGGCGGCCAATGCGGTGATGCCGCCGGCGAGGGTGGCGATCGCGCCGGTGCCGACCTTGCCGATTTTGCCGAATGCCCCGCCGATCTTCGAGATGAGGGTGTTGGAGCTTTTCTTGGAGGCGTTGTTGACGGCGTCGCCGATGTCGCCTTCGATGCTTTTGCCGAATCCTTTGCCGGATGGTTCGACGTGGACGTATGCGACGCCTATGTCCTGTGCTGCCATCGTGTTTCCTTATTCGTAGGTTGGGATTCCGATGGCGGTCGGAGTCAGAGGTCGTCGTTGATGTGGAAGTAGGCTTTGAGCCGTTCCCTGTCCTCGCGTTGACGGCGGGTGAGGTTGTGCGTCGGGGTTGGCGGGCGGAGCGGGTCGTGCTCGTGGTCGAACCATGGGCGTTTGCGTTGTCCGGACAGCGTCCAGACCGCCTGTTCGGCTCCGTCGGGCGCGTAGACGGCGTTCTGCAACGCCATCCACGAGTGGCTCGTATGGTCTTTGAGGATTTCGCGGGTCAACGCCCAGGCGAGACCCCAGTCGGTTCGTGGACGTTGGCCTTCAACCCATTCCCGGAAGCGTACGGGCCTGTAGATCTGCCCGTACGCTCGGATCCAGTCGTAGGCTAGTGCCGCGCGATTGTTGTTCCAGAGGTGGGCGAGGTAAACGCTTTTGGGTCCAGTCCGGATTCCTCGGCCCACGCCTTGATGGTCGCGGTGAGGTAGGCCATCGGACGTTTGGTCTTGCGCAGCACGTTCCAGAAGTTCGGCTGCATCGTCTGGAAGTAGGCGAGGAACGTGCTCACGCAGGCCATGTTTTCCTCGTCGGACAATGCGGGCTTGCTCTTGACCAGGAGGATGGCCTGGACGAGTTCGATGGGCAGTTCCGCGTTGTTGAGGTTCGGCAGGTCGAGTTTGACGCCGGCGACCTCGAGGTGCACGTCGGGTTTGAGTTCCTCCGCGTCGTCCAGGTTTACGTTCACGACATGGTATTCTTTGTCGCTCATGTTGGCTCCGTTCGTTCGGTGGCGGTTAGTGAAAGGGATCCCGTGCGTCCGACCGCCATCGTCCGCACGGGAAGAATCAATGGACTCACTTGGATGAGTCGGTGACGAGGCCCCATGCGTGGAACTGCTCGCCGTTGTCGCCCTTGAGCATCTTGAACGTCATGCTGAAGTTCATGATCTCGCTGGATTTCAGGCTCACGTCGTCACGGTCGCTCACCTTCGCGTTGGTGCCGTACAGGAGGAACGGACGGTCCTGCTGGTCGAGCGCGACCAGCACGAGGATCCACTCCTTCTTCAATCCGGCGCCCTTGATGCTGATGCCGCCGTCCGAATCGACGTCCACGTCGAAGTAGGCCGACACCACATCCTTGCGGCCCTCCATGGCGGCGAGCTGCAGGGTCCAGTAGCCCGGATCCGTGTCGGACAGCACGATGTCGCCGTTGTGGGCCTTATAGTCGGTGCTGTCGCCCGGTTCCGGATGCAGGACGGCGCCGTCCTCCGTGGAGTAGCCGATCGGCTTCTTGCTTGCCGGCGGCGTCCAGGCCACTCCGGTCGGAGCCACGAACGTGCTGTCGCCCTTGGGGAACAGGAACAGCGCGTAGTTCTTGATCAGGCGCACGTTGCCTGCGGTGTTGCCGCTGGACACGTACCCGTAGTCGGTCGCGCCCTGCGCGGCGACGGTGGTTTTTTCGTTGTTGTCAGACATTCGTCTGCACCTTTCCGTTCTTCGCGTGTGGCGGCACGTTGTCTTTGGTTGTGTTTCAGTTGACGGTGACCTCGAGCAGGAGCACGCCGTACGCGCACACCAGTCTCTTGTCCTCGTCAGTCATGCGTACCGGCCCGGATTCGAGTGACGCGTCGATGAGCGGCGCGACGTTTCCGAGCCCGATGATCTCCCTCGCGATGTCGGCCCACAGTCGTGCGGCCTTGTCCCAGTCGCCCGTATGGTCCTCTCTCATGCATCGCACGCTCAGCCGCAGCCGCACGTACTGCGAGATTGGGGTGCTCATGCCTTGCATGGAGTCGGCCAGAGTGGCTTCGGTGAAGGGAGGTTCGAGGTCGCTTCGTTCGATCGTGTCGAACGTCACGTCCGGGAACAGTGTCCTCAGTTTGGGCAGGAGCAGGGGTTCCGTGCGCCGGGGAGTGACCGGGATGCTCATACGCGCATCCTTCCGAGCGTGTCCTCTAGCGTGCCGTGCGCCTTCTCCACCGGTGCCGGGCAGATGATCGCCACGCCGCTGCGGTTCGCGCCGTTATGGTCGCGCACCATGCAGCGGCTGTCGGTGACGGCCTCGTTGGCCGAGTCACGCATGCGCGAGCGCAGCGTCTCGTTCTTCAGCACCTGTTGGCTGAATGCCTTGCGGTTGAATACGAATCTGCATCGTTTGGCCATGCTTATCCTTTCCGTTCGCCTACGGTGATGACGTCGCCGATGTGGCGTCCGTGGAGGTTGTTCCACACTTGCGGTTTTCCTTTGACGGGCAGGAGGATGCCTCTGACTTTGATCAGGTCGGTGGCTTGGATGCCTGTCGGCTGGCTACCGCGGATACGGATCGTGTATTCGATGGTCTGTGGATTGGCGTTTTCCTCGGTCTGGTCGGTGGTGGAGTTTGGTTCGACCAGCGCCTGGAATGTGCCGACGGGGACGGGCTTGCCTTGGATGGGGTTGCCGTCCGTGTCGGTGGTGGACTGGCCGCGCCAGATTTCGATGGTTTCCACTAGGACGTCTCCCCCGTTGCCATGTCGACGCTGAACGCGCGCTGAGCGTTGATGCCAAGGATGCGTTTCTCGTCGTCGCGCAGCCAGAGATCGCCGGTGGGCGCTCCGAAACTGTATTGTTCGCTGAAGCTGCCGGTGGTCTGGTTCATCTGCGTGATGCCGCCGGGAATGTCGTACGGGTCGGCCTGCATGATCCTGCGGACGATGTCGCAGGTGATCTTCGTCAACAGTCGTGGCCGTTCGTCGAGGAGCCGCCGCCAGTTCGGGGAGCGTTCCTTGATGTAGTCGGTCACGTCCGCGAGATGCGTGTCGGCTTTCTGACGTTCCTCGTCGGTGAGCTTGTGCCACCTCCGTTCGAGATCGTCGGAGGTGGCGAACATGTCCGGTTCGTCCGTCATGGTCACTTCTTGTCCGGCAGCTTGATCACCCCGGAGGCCGCGAGGCCGGTGATAGTGTCATCGAACTGTTTCGCCAAAGTATTGAAAGCCGTGACGAGCTTGTCGAATTCATCCTTGGTCGGAGCGGCTGCGGCGGCCTTGACGATGTTGCCGTCAACGTTGCCAATCGTCTGTTTGGGCGCGAACTGCTTGATGCCGCCGAGGGTGTCCTTGCCGGCCTCCGGCAGTTCGTAGGCACCGGAACCGGCGGAGAAGGCGGTGCCGTCAGTGTTGACAAGCCGCACCTGCGCGTCCAACGGGCCGACAGTGTGCTTTTCCTCGCCTGCGGGGTTGATCACAAGCGTCTGGATGGGAAAACTCATAGTTCACCTCACTTGGTTTTGAGTACCGCGAATGCGTGCGGGTCGATGACGGCGAACGCGTACATCGCCTCGGTGCGGTATGCGATCTGGTTGTGGGCCTTCAGGTCCACGCCGGTCTGGTCCGGATCGCCGTAGGCGATAATCTCGCTGGTCAGGTCGCGGACCATGCCCCACTTGATGAGGCTGAAGTCTCCCATGAACGCGAGCACCTTCGTCGGGGTCGAGGCCAGTCGCCCGTTGACGGTGCCGGAGGTCGCGGCGGTGATGCCGTCCAAGCTGCCGGCCTGCAGGTTCAGCGGGATCTCCGGGTAGAAGCGCATGCCGGTGGAGGGCACGCGCAGCTTGCGCAGACGGGACGCCCACGTCTTGGACAATGCCACGCCGTTGATGTCGTAGGAGTCGTTCAGCGCGTCGGCCAAGGCATCCACGTTGCTGATGTCGTCATCGCCGGCGGTCACCTGCACGGCGGACGTGCTCAACGGGTTGAATCCGGAAAGCGCGGTGCCAGCCTTCGGGTTGATCGCATGGTAGATCACGTAGTCGAGCGCACGACCCAAAGCGGCTGCCTGATCCGCTTGGATGCTGCGGATGATCTGCAGCTGGTTGTCCTCGTCCGCCCACTGGAGTTCGCTGGTGACGCGGGTGGTGGTCTGCACTTTGAAGCGTTTCGCCACGACGGAATCCACGGTCTGCTCGTAGCTGCCCTTGACGGCGCCCTCGGCCACGACCTCGGCTTCGCTCTTGCCGTCGAACACGAGGTAGTCGGCGTCGGAGAAGATCTGCGGCGTGCTGGGGCTCAGGGACGCGATGGTGCTGGTGTCCTTGGCCTTGTTCACGATTTCGGTGGCCACGCTCACGGGGAGCTTGATCTGGTCTGTTTTCATCGCCATGATGGCTTGTCCTTTCGGTCGGTTGGGTTATCTGCCGAGGAGCTGGTGGATGTACGAGAGCTCTTCGGCGTCCTTGCTGTTGTTCTGATGTGACGGAGAGCCCGTCTGGTTCCTCACCTGCGGCGGCTTGGATGCCGGATGCAGTGCCGCTTGCAGGAGGTCCGCGTGCGCTTCGAGCTCGTCCTTGGTGCTTCCGCGGAGCAGTTCGGCCGGGACGCCCTTGTCTTTGGCGACTTCGGACACCCATTCGGCGTGCTGCTTCTCGGCAGCGGCATCGTCGATCTGCTTGCGCAGGGCGGCGTTCGATTCCTTGAGCTTGTCGAGCTCGCTCTTGCCCGCGTTCTCCATCTCGTCGAGTCTCATGGCCTTGGATTTGAGCTCGTCGTAGTCCTTGTACTTGCCGCGCTCCTTGGCCAGTCTTCTCTCGACGATCTGGTCGACCTGCTCCTGGGTGAACGATTTCGGTTCGGGCTCGTTGCCTTCACCGGAACCGCCTTCGCCGGAACCGCCGTCGATGAGACGGATACGGGCCGGGAATCGGAATCTGTTGAACATGTCGTGCTCCTTCTTGCTGTTTCCCGTGGATTCGAGTTCGACCGCGCCACGGTGCGCTGTATGGTCCTCCCACGCGATGCGGCGCATGGTCGCCGCCGGCCGGAGGGCCGGTTGAGTGGTGGATGCGGGATTCGCACCCGCGTGGCAAAATGCGCCCGATTTACAGTCGGGTCCGTTCGTCTGCTCCGGCAATCCACCAAAAGGTGATAGAATGGATATGTAAGCGCCCTTGTTACCGCCCTTTTTGGTAGTTTCAGCGGCGCTTACTTGATTCTCAGCAACTGTCCTTTTTTGTTCAGGATGTATACGATCCCATTCTTGAAACGATGACTTTTCATGATGTTTCCGATGAGTTCCTCATCGCTCATGTTGTCGTTTTCGGAATTGTCGATGATCAGCCGTCTGCAATCCGGCTTTTTTGACGCGCTGCCCATATATCCGTCGATAGTGCGGAATTTGTCTGCTGATTGAGGCGTCTTGAGCTCGATGCCGCCTTCCAAATCAGACAAGCCGATCAGGAGCATACGCCCAGTGTCTGGATCCTTCGCTTCACGATGGTCGATCTGAAAGGCCGGGACGATTCCATGTCTGCGCAGTCTCTGGGCCGTTCGTATCTCCTGCGGTCTTGCCTTCTCGGTTTCCTCACGCATCCCATCACTTGGGAAGCTGATCAGTGGCTCTGCGCCGCTGTGGAGCCATTCTCGGTCGCGCCAGCGCATCTCGGCGAGTATCTGGTTGCGTTTCCAGTTGCCGAACTTCTGGTCCGGCGAACTGCGGGTTCTCAGGTATTCGTCGTGGGTAAGACGATGCTCGATGGCCGTCTTGCATTGTTCCCAGCGTTCACTCATGCCGTCGGGGTCGAAGCCTTTGAGCTTCTGCCTTCCCCAGCTGCTGATGACATCACAGTGACAGTGGCCATTGTGGAAGGTGGGGCCGAAGTCGGCCGTCTCTTCACTGAGGTATTCGAAGCCACGGGTGGCGAGCATGACGCAGAACGCGCATGGATCGCTGCCTCGTGGCACGCGCGCCCATTTTGGTTTTGTGGGGTCGGCATGCATGTCACGCATGGTCATAAGCCTGGCGGATGTGCTGACCATGTCACCAATGAGCTGCTGCCAGTCATCGATGGTCTTCAACTCCGGCCACAGACTGTCCACGCTCAATCCGGCATTGCTGCGTCCGGCGACGAGGTCGGAGTAGTTGAGACCATTCCAGTCAGTTCCGGAGAAACCGCCGTTCATGCGGTAGAGGACTTCGCTTGGATCAAGCAAATCCGGGTGTTCGAACTCCGGCAGATCCACTCCTGACTGCTCGGCCCATATAGCGCGTAGCTGGCTGAAATAATCGTCAGCCAGCTGCGCGGACTGTCTCGAGTAGTCCTCGACCACATCGCGCATGAACAACGGGTTGGAGCGGTACTGCGCCTCGATAGCGTCAGCCGCTTCGTCTGCCAATGCATCAAGGTCGGCGACGTATCCCGCATAGGCTTGGTCAAGCAGCCGTTGAAGATCTCTCCTGTTCGTCTCCGGTATGTTCAGGCTGTTGAGTTCCATCCTGAACCTCCTCGCCGCCGGCCGATGCCAGGCGAGCCTTTAGCTGATCGATCTGTTCCTTAGCGCGCTGGCGTTGCTGGTCGGCGCGTAAGCGGGTGATTTCCTCACGGCTCAGGCCGAGTCGTTCGAGTCCGACGTCGGAGTCGGCGTAGCCGGTGACCTTGTCGGCGATCTTCGTGAACGCGTCGGCGCGCGCCGCGTCGGAGATCTCCTTCGTGGGGGCCCATACCGGGTGTACGTCGCGCATGGAGTCGGGTATCGAGTTCGTGCCTTCGCGCAGTGCCACGGCGATGCCCATGGCGCGTTTGAGTTCGCGTCCGAAGGCCACGTTCTGCTTGTCGGCGATGCGGGTCAGGCGTCGTTCCGCTGATGCCATCGCCTCGGCACTGGTCGGATTGTCCAGTGTGATGCCCAGGTAGTCGACCGGCACGCGGGTCTGCGAGGCGACGAGCATGGCCATGGTCTTGAGCATGTCCGAATGGGGTGCCATGGACGCCTGCTGCACCTGCTGTAGTTGGGGCAGGTTGCCGTCCTCGTCGGCGCTGATGGCGTTGATCGCCTGGATGAGGCTCTTCCACGTGTTGCTGCTGAACGCGTCCTTGTTCGCGCCGATGAACCAGAGTTTGGGAACGGAGTAGAATTCGGCCGATGCCTCCATGCGGACCATGGTGCGGAATCCGGCGTCCACGAGGCTCATGAGCGAACGGCTGATGCGGCTGTGGCCGAACGGGCGGTCCATCTGCCTGTCGTAGGCGAGCGCGACGACCGTCGGCTGGTCGAAGTTCGTTTCGATTTTCTCCGCGCGCCATGGCAGTGGGCGCCCTGAGCATTCGTAGACCTTGCCGGGGAGCCATACGTTGAACGAGCAGATCCGTCCGTCCTTGTCATCCTCGGTGATGGTCAGCGCGGCGGCCAGGCGGTGGTTGCGCCTGTCCCAGATTCCCGCGGACCAGTCGGCGGAACGGGGGATCATGCTGATTCGTTCCGGATCCTCCGGGTCTGCGGCGATGGTCAGGAAGCTGCATGAGTGCTTGTATGAGGATACGATCAGTTCGGACGTGGTGACATCCAGCTGGTTGTCCTCGAACAGGTCGTTGATGCCCATCGTGTCGTCGCCGGAGATGCTGAATCCTTCCAGGTCGCTCAGGTCGCTCAACGATCGGACGGCCAGTTCGGGCCATCCGATCATCGCCTCGACCTTGTTCTTGATCTGGTCGGGGATGGAGATGCCGAAGTCCTTGAACCGTTCCTTGCAGTCGTAGTAGGCTCCGCGGATCAGGTTGCGCGGGTATTTCTCGCGCCAGACGCGCAGCAGTTCGTGGATGATAGGCATGTCCTCGTCGTCGATGCCGAGGATGGTGCCGACGTTGCCGCTCGCTGTGTCGAGGTAGCTGCTGCCGGTGAATTTTGGCGCTGTGCTGATTGTGGTGCCGTCGGCCATGTAGAACACCATCAGACCATCACCTCCTGTCGCCTTCCGGGATGCCGCTTCGTGGTGAACGCGCCGTACAGGGCGAGCGTGGTTGATACGAGCGGCGTTATGTCGATATCCGAGCCGAGTTTGTTCCAGGCGATCGCGCCGGACTGCCCCAACGGCCGCGTGGTCGCGCCCTTGACGGCGGCGGCCAGCTGCGGCTGGTATTCGTCCCGCGGGTGCCTGAGCGTTCCGGCCTTGAGCATGTCGAGGAACCGTCCGCATGCGCGGCCCATCTCCTGCATGTTCGTGACCGTGACCTTCACGTGCGCCTTCTTCAGTTCGGGCAGCAGGCTCATGGCGGGCGACTGCGCGTCGATGACCACGCTTGCGGTCTTCGGCCAGCGTTCGGCGAGCCAGTCAACGGCCCACATGGTTCCCGCCTGGCGCGCGTCCTTGATGTTCGCCATCTGGATGACGGCCGACCCGTCCTCGTACCGCAATGCGGCGCCGATGGTCAGCACGCTCCTGTCGGGCGGCATGTCGAGGCCGAAGCTCACCGTGCCGCCTTCGGGCACGTCATCGACGGCCGCGGCCTTCCACTGGTCGGGGTCGATGGCGTATGCGGTGACAGTCTCATCCCAGATGCCGAGCGCCTCACGGCGGAACGAATCGTCGGACAGGTTGTTGCGCATGCGTATGATTGCCTGTTCACTGGTACGTCTCGGATAGCTGGGATTCGCTTTAGCCCACTGTTCGCGGTCGTCCGGATCCGCGTCCTTGTCGGCGGCAAGCTCCACGTAGAGGAGGTTCCCGTCATGGTTCAGCGCGTGCATGCGCTTCTCCGTGAACGCCTCGCACTGGTCTCCTGGCTTGGGTGGATTGCCCATGTACACGACCAACGGGTTCGGGCTCGTGTTCAGGACGGGGATCATGTTGTCCATCGCGCGCACGGTGAGGATCTGCGCCTCGTCGAAAACGGCCACGTCCACGCTGTGCAGGCCTCGGCCGAAACCGTTCTCTCGGGCGCCGAACATGATGCGGCTGCCGGACGTGAACGTGATCTCCTGCTGGCCGTTCGCCCTGCGGATGCGTTCCACGTACCTGCCGAGCATCGGGTTGTGTTCCATCTCGCACATGTCCGCGAACGTCTCGTCGCTGGTGCGCGTGTGGTGGGCGGTCCAGATGGCCTTCAGGTTCGGCGTGAGTATCGCCTTGAGGAACAACGCGGTGCCGACGGTGAAGGTCTTGCCGATCTGCCTGCAGCTGGACAGCACGGCGCCGTCCGCGCCACACGCGTACTTGCCTTCCGTGTTCTTGGCGAACAGAAGCCACAAGAAACCCTGCTGCCACAAGTCGAAACGGATGCCGGCCTTGCGCGCGGCTTTGTTGATTCGCGTGAACTCGCTGCCGACGATGCCTTCCGGCTGGCGGAGGACCTTGGCGATTTCAGACAATCGACGCTCCGACATCGTCCGTCACCTCGTCTTCCTCATCGTCCAGCAGGTCGGTCAGACCTCCGCCTTGGAGTGATTCGATGCGTTCGCATACATCGATGAGCTGGCGGCTGATCGCGGGTAGTGCGTTTGCCGGTGTGGACGTGTCGTCCATAGCCTTCTGCAGTCGGTCGCGGTTGGCGCGCAGCATGTCCAGCATGCTGCCGTCCATCATTCTCTCGAAACTCCGCTGGTCGAGGTCCTGCTCCGGCTTCTGTTTCGTTTCCACGACTTTGACGGGTGGCTTACTGTTCCAGTCCTGTGCGGGCCTGTTCTTTTTCCGACGATAATCGGCTTTCTGACGGCAGGATTTGGAGCAGTACCGTTGCGGCCGCCCGTGGCCGGAAGGCCGGAATTCCTTGCCGCAGAGTTCGCACTTCATGGCGTCCACCTCCGCTTTCCGACCTTTCGTCGTTTCCCCTGTTTCCGACGTTTGAATTCCGGGGGAAATATCGGCACTGCACCCGAGGCTACCCCAAGGGGGTATGACCGGGTACCCTGCCCTGGTATCGGGTCAGATGCCGAACGTTTTGAACGGCATCGAGCTTGATTTCACTTCCTGTCTGCCAGCCAGCAGCGCTCGTGCGTGTTCGTCTGTCTTGTCGCTCTTCATCCTGTTGCAGATGCGGTGCGTGAGCCTGCAGTTAGTGAAGCTGTATGGATCACCGCCGCGTGAGACCGGTATGAGCTCATCCACTTCGGCGCTCATCGGATGTGGTGTCTTCAATGTCTTGTCGACTGGCTTGCCGCAGATGGCGCACACATCGTATGCGGCCAGCACTCTTTGCCTGAGCATGCGCCGCCGGTATCCGTTGCTGACCCGCTCGTTGCGTCGCTTGCTCATGGTTATTCCTTCGTATGAAGTCCTAGCATGGCCGACCACGTGTCGGCTAGGGATCCCGTCATCTGTGGATATCCCCTCACGAGGTTATTCATGGAGCGCCTTCGGCGGGAGTCGAACCCGCGCATACACGCGGCCGCAAGGAAGAGGATCCGAAGATCTGCGACCGGTGTGATCTGCCACTGATCCCTACGAAGGCATGGACAGGCGGTTTGAGCATCACCGCATCACGTAAGCGCGGGATTGGCTTGCCTGCCACTGTTGGTGTATGCCCACTCTGACGGGAGTGGGCGGAGCGTGTCCGATATGCCGTTCGGACAGGACGGGCAACAAACCAGGGAGTTAGGAGAATCCATGGCGGATATGAGTGAGGGTTCAAACCAAGTCACCTCGGTTTGAACCCTCTAATCCACTGACAATTCTGCGTTGCACTTTCGATTTTGTCAAATCGAATCGCGGCGCAGCACCTGCCGATGCACGTCCGAAAGCCTGTACAATGGCCGTCCCTTCTCGTTCTCGCCGGCCGGCTGAAGCCTGCCACGCTTACGCCACGAGCGAATCGTGTTCGCATTGCACTGGAACCCGCATTCGCGCAGCAGCTCAGCACACTCCCCCGCCGTGAACGCCCTGCCCGATTCGATGCACTCCCGCAGGAAACCCAATCGCACATCGACCACGCGATAAGTGTTGCCGCACACCGGACAGTCAACACTTACCGCGCCGACCTCCGCACTCAGCTCCACGCCGCACAGAGGATTCAGGCACCTGCCGATGCCGTGCCTGGATGGTGGCACGTCGATGATGGCCAGCGTCTTGCGCGCCAACCGCTGCCAGTCATGCCAGATCAAACCGATGTCCGGCAGTCGGTTCAACCGCTGGCATGACCAGCATGCCTTGAGCATGTCAACGATGGGCGGGACGGCGATGCTTGTGGCCCATGGCATGGCCGGCGGCGCATACAATCGACACCACAACGCCGTCACCGCATCCTCGATCTCCTGCAGATGGTCAACGACCGAGAGTCTGATCGGCGTGGGCGCGGACGGCAGGTTGACACGTCCAGGCTGGTGGCCTCCGTAATGCGCCGTCGAATCCAGGAACTCGCGCAAGGCATGGATCCAGATGGGATAGTCGTGGATCCATCCCCTCAAAGTGTTCTCGCACTTGTCGCACATCGTGGCTTGAATACGGCACTCCCCGCCGCACACTTGGCACATGCCGGCGAGCGCTGGATTGTTTTGGTTGGTTTGTGTTGGTTGGGATTCGTTGGCTGGTTCGTTCATTTGTTCGATTCCCTCCGGCGGTGTAGTCTGGTTTGTGGTGATGCCAGGAGCCCGGCCGGAAGGTCGGGTTTCTTGTTACTCGTGGTGTTGTTGGATGATCGCTTTGATTTCCTCTTTGGAGACTTGCGGCACCAGTGGTGCGATTTCGTCGAGGCTGTATCCGGCCTGATGCCATTTGATGATCATGTCTATGAGGGTTTTCTTGACTTTCATTTCGTTTCCTTCTTGTTTTTTACGCATTCCGGGCAGAGGCTCTTCTTGAAATCGTCTGCATTTACCTGCCATCCCTCGTATTCGAGCCGGTGCAGCGGTCCGACATCCCACTTGCGGCATTCGCGGCATGCGAGATGGCGGTGGTTCGGACAGAGGCTGTCGCATGGATAATCTCGGTCGATGTGCCACCCATCGGCTTCCAGTTCGTCCGGCGCTCCACTGTCGGTGATGTCGCAGTCATGGCATTCGACGTGCCAGTGGAGCGGGCAGTAGTGCCTGCCTTGGAGCTCGTCGCATTGCCAGCCGTGGTCGGCGGCCTCGTTGTCGGCGGCCTCGTAGGTCGCGTCATAGACGGAAAGGCTTGTGTGGCACTCGTCGCAGACGACGAACAGCTCATGGATTTCCCGGTAGCTCATCTTGCCGGCTCCTTGTCCACGCCGCTCACATGGTCCCAGTCGCAGGACAGGCCGCCTTGCTTTTCCCATGCGTAGACGACGCAGTCCACCTTTCGTGTATCGGACAACGTGATGGCGCACTCGTAGAAACCATGGGCGGTGCCTCCATCGGTGCATTGCGAGTCGATGGGTTTGGCCGCATGCGCCTGCGTGGATGCTTTGGCCGAGCTGCCGCATCCGGCGAGCGCCATGCATATGACGGTGATGGCGAGTGTGATGCGTGTTGTTTTTCTCATTTTGTTTCCTCCTAGTGTTTGCGCCATCCGCCGTTGGCGTATCGGTTCCATCCGCGGATCGCGGTTTTGATGCTGTCGTCCTGGGTGGTGATCAAGACGGCGTTCGGACATCCACGGCATTTGGCGATCCAGATGCAGTGCATCGTGGCTCCGATGATCCAGGCGTATGGTTCGATGCTTGGTTTCCTCGTGCCGCAGTATGGGCATGGGCTGGTCCTGTGCCATTTCCTGACATGCGGCCGGATGATGTTTCTTGTGTGTTTCATGGTTTGCCTTCCGTGATGACGACGGCGCGGATGCCGTCCGAGGTTTTGTTCGTGTGGTGGCGTAAGTCGCAGTCGATGACGTGCAGGCCGATGCCACGGTATTTCAGGACCGCGTGGACCGGACTCAACCGGATCAGATCCAATGGGCCGTCCAACGTGACGTCCATGCCGGTGAGCGCGATGCATCGACGGCCGATCAGGTCGGCGGGATTCCGGTACTGCCACGCCATATGCGTCTGGACCGTCATGGCCGGCCTCCGATCCAAGCGACCAGGACGGCCGCGCACAGGAGCATCATGGAGACCGCTGTCATCACCATGCTCCCTTCAGAAGCTTGCGGTACCACTTGTAGTCGTTGATGTCGCGTCGGATGCAGTCGCGCACCCTGTGCGTGCTGGAATGCGTCCCGTACGGGTCTTCGGGACAGTCCAGGAACGTGAGGTAGCGGCGGAGCGTGGTCAGGTCGAACTTGCGGTAGGACAGCCATCTATCCGGGTCCAGGCCCAGGCGTTTGATGAAGTCGATGTCGAAGTCCACGTTCGTTCCGGCCGGAACCAGCGTGAAGCGTTGCAAGAGGGAGTCGAGATACTCCTCCACGGCATTCGCGACCGCTTCCACGCAGTCGTTCCCGTCGGAGCCGTTCAGCAGTTCGAACAGGAGACCGTTGTCCGTGTGCATGGAGAACGCTATCGGGCTCATGGTCAACAGGTCGAGATCGTATGGTCTGATGATGCGGTGCAGGGATCCGAACGAATGTTCGCCCAGCACGTCGGTGCATTCCATGCCGACCTCCAACGGCAGGCTGTTATTCCTGTTCGTGCCGGTCGTTTCGAAGTCGAGCCAGAGCAGCGCCTCCGGCTTCCCATTCCGGTCTTTGTCCTGTTTCCTCATGATTGTTCCTTCCAAGTGCTTTGCCATTCGATGATCTCGATTTGCGTGAGCCGTTGCGCCGTGCCGTCAGACAGCAGCCACCACCAGTCGCCGTTCCAGTCGCGTATCGGCGCGTTGAACGGATCACGCCAGCTCGGGATGATGTAGCCGAACCGTTCCGCCTCCGCCGGATGCGCGTGCGTCCAACCATGGCAGCCGGTCGTGCCGGAACCGCACAGTTCCACGATGTTGCACGGCAGGTCACGCACGGTCGGGTCGGCCCGACGGCGCAACTGCCGGTGGTGGCCGCTCCTACCCGGCCAGACACTCGGGTCGTGCAGGTTGCGTCCGCAACGCATGCAATGCCAGCCCTGACGTTGCAAGGCGACGCGTTTCGATTCCTGGAATTGCCGGTCGCTCATCGTCGCTCCCTTCCGAACTGGTCGAGCAGGTTGATGCAGGTCGAGCAGTCGCGTTTGATATCGCGGATGCGGTCAAGGTCCATATCGGCGAGCGCCGGGCCTTTGAGCGCGTCGAGTTCCAATCGGTCGGCGGCCTGGATGGCCGAGGTGAGGACGCCGGCCATGTGTGCGATGGTCATGGCGTTCATGCCGCCGCCTCCTGTTCGAACAATTGTTCGGCCAATACGTCGCCGGGCACGTTCGCGAGCTGACGGCGCAGCATGTCCGGGTCCACGCCCTGGTTGAGCAGGTCCGCGACCTTGCATGCGAGCTCCATGTACGTGTCCGTGCCTTCGCAGGCTATCGGGCCGAGAACCCGTTTGACCTCTTCGCTGCCCCACGTGAACCGTCGGCGAGCGTTGGAATCCTTTGGCGTGGCGAATCCGCGTTCCTTGCCTTTGACGAGCCAGTTGCGGTATTTCGCGTTCCAGTCGGCCGAGCGGGCTGCCGAGTCGAGGGCCCTGTCACGGAATTTTTCGGCTTCGATGTCGCAGTCGATGCCGAGCCGGTCGGCGAGCGCGTGGTGTTCCTCGGTTGGTTTCCAGTCGGCTGGTATTGGGATTTGTTTTCTCGCGCGCGCGTTACTCTCTATAGTCTTTATTGTTTCTATAGATTTAGTAGTATTGTCTGCACGCTGTGTGCACCCCTGATTCATGCCAGATTCATGCCAGTTGCACCCCTGATTCATGCCTGTTTTTTGGGGTGCATTTCGTTCACCCCTGTTTTTTGGTTTGATTTCTTGGGGTGCATTTCGTTCACCCCTCTGTTTTGGCAGGTGCATGTCATACACCTTCGGTCGACGGTTTGGCGCGATATCGTCGACGATGTGCTGGTTGCCGTATCTCAGGAAGCCCTTCTCGCGCAGGGAACGGAGCTTGTTGTGCACAGTTCGTTCTGACATATGCAGCTGCGATGCGATGGTTTTCGCGCTCTTCGCGAAGCCCTTGCCGTCATCGCCGGTCCAGTCGGCCACCATCATCAGAAGACGAAGCTCATAAGGGTCGAGCCCGTACTCGTGATACAGCAGTTTCCGAACATTCTCCATGCTCATGATTCATCCTTAGAAATCCGGTTCGGATTCCGGCTTGCCGAAATCACCGAACGATGCCGATTTGTCCTGTGGCTGACCCCACGGGTCCGACGGAGGCAACGAAGCGGTGGCTCCGCCCGTATAACCCGCCGGCATGGAAGCCGGATTGCCATACGCTCCAGCCGTGCCACGCTGCGCCTTGGCCACCTGTGCCGTCGCATAGCGCAAGCTCGGCCCGATCTCGTCCACCTGCAATTCCATGGAAGAACGCTTCTGATGCTGCTCGTCCTCCCATGAATGCTGCGTCAGCCTGCCCTGGGCGATCACACGCATGCCCTTTGCCAGGCTTTGCGCGCAATGTTCGGCCATGTCGCGCCACGCGGAGCAGCGCATGAACAAA